TGAGACAGTCGATCGTCATTACTATCGCCGTAGTAGTTATAACCCATGTGCTCAAGAGCCCACTTCGTCATCCACTCTTTGGAGTCCTGCGCGATTACAGCCTTGACAGATTCTATGGATGGCGCTTCATCCTGAAATGCAGGGTGTGCCCACACATGGCGCAGAGAGGTAATCACGCGCGGGTAGATCAACAGCCAGAAGCGCTCGCCAGTATCGACGCCGAGCCGATTCAGGAACGGGTCAACGATACCGACCGCATACTCGCTGTAAGGGGCAACAGGCCTCCCATCCTTATCTACGTGCGCGCCGACAGCGATCCGATAGGGCGCGACCATCGGAAGCACCGCCAAGTGGATAGCGTCTCGCTTCTCATCCGGACCGATGATGGTTCCAAGGGTTGCAAGTGCGTCAGTATGGACGCTTCTCTTATCTGCATTGCTCATCTTCTTCTCCTCTGTTGAATAAAAAAGGGCAGCAGCAAGCAAGCTAATGGCTCAGGGAGGAAAGGCCGCTGCGAGCTGCTATGGCCCTACAAACTTTCTTCTGGTGTCGTGAAGCGGACTCCATGTTCCGCACCGAATGCTTCAATCAGCGTCATCAATTCTCCGAACTCTCTCTTGTTCATGATGCTGGTGCTTCCACCAAGAGCAACGAATCCAGTGTCATCAAGGTTGGGGACGACTTGAAGCTTGCGGAGACCAGCAGAGAACACGCTCTTCCAATCCTCCGGTCCAAGCTTCTTGCCATGCCAAACAACTTGGCGACTCACATCAGTAAGCATGGCCCACATGCGCGCATTCTGAGCAGAGCTGCGAGTCTCCGGACCAATCTTCACCTCCAACCGATGCCCAGCCATCACCCAAGGCTTTGCATCAGCCCATAAGGCCATGATTGCCTTGTGGGCCTGGGCTGGTTCGTAGAGGATGATGGATCGGTTCATACTCACTCAGGCTTGTTAGCCTTGATCGTGGAGCGGAGCTTGCTGTATTGCTTCAGCAGACCCCAAACATATTGACGCTCTTCAGTCTCGGTCGGGTTGTCAGCGCTCCAGTTCTCAGGCAAGTACCAGGCTTTAATGGCGGCCAGATCATTGCCGCTCTCGTGGCATTCGATCAGGTAAGTAGCCAGTGCATCCAGCTCGCCGCCACGTGCTTCCATGGCCTCACGATCTGCCTTCTGCTCTGGCGTTTCGCTGGCCTGTTGTTGACGGCGGTCCCATTCAACATCAGCCCATTCAACGTACTTGGAGTCATCCCACATGCCAGAGAAGATATCCCCAGCAAAGCCGAGATAGGAAGCGCATTTCACCAGCGCATCGGTGACTGACTTCTTCGGCGCATCCTCATCAACCAAGAGTCCGTTCTTGGTCTGGTACATCGCTTTGGTCTGGCCGACTTGCTCAAACTCTCCGCGCTTGTCATTGAGAACGTACCAGAAACGAAGCACTGCGACATGCAGAACATCATTCTCTGTCAGTCGCTCCATACGCTCATTTAGGATCGTGAAGCCCCAGCCAATGCCGCAGGGTCCAAACTCGTCCGTCAGGCGCTCAACGATCCAATATGGCTTGGGAGAGTTGCCCTTGTACTGCTTGCCAGTGATCGGCTTTACAGCCTTCGGATCGGTGACGAAAGCGCGTTTCCAGAGTTCTTTGTTGTCCATATTCACCTCAGAAAGGCTTGTTCTTGAAAGCCACTCCAAACGCAATCTTGGCTGCGTAGAAGATGGAGTGGTGGCTACGATAGAGGCGGTAGACCTCTAGAAATTCTTCGATCTTGCTCATTCCTGCTCCAACTTCCTCAACTTCGCTGCCACCGCCTCTTCCCACTCCTTGCTGTTACGCAAGTACATCGGGCCTACAAGTCCAGTGTTGAGGTACGTCTCCCGCTCATCACGGATGCAGGCAATCTCCCAACGGTAGTAGCGGATATTGGCCCAGCGGGTGAGGCGAGATAGCAGCGAGCGGTGGGTTTTGATGGCGGTCATATGCCCCTCCGAACAGCCCGCACCATCGCAGGAAAGTCCCTGCGCTCTGCTGCCAGGTCTTCGCGGTCTTCTTGCTCTTGAGCCAAGCGCTTTTGCTCAATCTCTGCCGCCAGCTCCGATGCAAGGACCTGGGTGTGTCCATCAGCCAAGAACCGCTCGCCAATCGCATCTAGAACAGCCGCACGGGTCTGTGCAGGTTGCCCAGCATCAAATGCAATCGAGAGCATCACACCCACGCTGGAGTGCTTGAAGTCTTCAGCAGTCACATCCTCCAGCCTTGCAGCCATGGCGACGCGAGAGACTCCCATAGTATTGGCGCTGATCCACTCGCCAAGAACGTCAGGAGAGCGAAGAAAAATGGACTTTGCTTCATCCAGATCGGATGTGAAGTCGGGGGTAAAGCCGATGTGTTCGGCAAGATGGTGAACACTCATTTCTGTTCCTCCAGTTGGTTGATAGTCAGGCGGCTCGAGGAGTCTTGCCGCTGAGGAAATTCTTCAGCTCATGGATGGTGGCGAATTCGTGGCTGAATCCAGTCTTCCACCCTTGAGCGACGTAGTTGCGCCCGCTCCCATAACCCTGGTGGCGAACGATGAACTGCTCGCGGTTGTGGGCGATCACATGACGCGGGCCGCCAGCAATCAATTCATCCTTGCTGAGATTGCTGATTGCCTCGTTATTCGGACTTCTCGGATGGATCAGCACAGACGGGTGAGCATCACACCCGCGTCCGCGCAGCTTCATCAAATTGCGATCGATCTCGGCGCGCGTCAGGTAGTTCATGTTTCCGTCTCCAATTGGTTGAAGTGGGCGCGGGTTAGAACGACAGAGCCAGTAGGCGGCGCTTTTCAGCCTTGCACTGCTCTTCTGAGCCGGCGAACTGGACAGCGTAGTCGCTGTTGAAGAAGTTGCGCTGAGTCGCCTTGACGATCTTCAGGCCGGTTTCCGTATCGACTACCAGGTGAGTTGCGATTGCGATCATGTTCTTTCCTCCTGTTGCCGCTGCCGTCGTGGCTGCGGAGTGGTGTTGACTGTGCCAGAACAGAATTCACATGACAAGTGCAAATGTACAATAACCACAGCTTCAAGTAGTATATTTGCATCAAGCGTTGATGGTCGTTAGCATCGCTGCATGAACATCATTCAAGCAATCGAATACGCAGGCACAGCCTCTGAGCTTGCGCGCATTCTTGGCGTCAAACGCCAGGCGGTTCACAACTATCGGACGCAGGGGCTTCCTCCAAAGCGGGTTTTGCAACTCATGCAGCTTCGTCCCGAGTGGTTCAAGACCAAGAAGCCATTAACTCCCCCCATCTTTGACTACTGCATGAAGGACCGCACTTACATGGAGCTTCGTGACAAGTACGGCGATAGGGCGGTTGCTCAGATGATCCCGGAGGCCATTGCTCAAAAATTGATCGAGCGCGTTGAGTCTCCATGCGGCACTGTCTATCGCTCCGTGTTCCCGGGTGTTGACATTGATGCTGCGCACAAAATTGAGGTGAAGCCATGAGCGACAACGAACAGCTTGCGGCTGATTTCAAGGCCTGGCAAGAGGGGCAGTATGACGGGTATTCAATCTTCGATGCCGTTGTCTGGGCGACGGAGCGTGCACGCTCTCAAGGCTGGATTCGCGCTGTTGACCGCATGCCGCCAGATGGCGAACTTGTTTTCACGGCGCATCGAAAGCCGAAGGCTGTGAATGGCCCGTCATACGGCTACGGGAGCTGGTCCGAGACCAATGATTCGATGCCGTCCGCCAAGTCCTTCAAGAACTGGAATCACTACTGGATGGCGATTCCCAAGGCTCCTCAACCTCCTCAACCTCCTCAACAGTCCTGAAAGTACAAATCATGCGCTTGCTTCCTATCGTTCTCGCAGTTCTGACATGGCTCATGATCGTTCTTGTCTATTCGTCCGGAAGGGCTCCCACGATGTGGAATGTATTCATCCTTTGCGCCTGGATTGTCGTTGCTGAGGTGAAAGTCTGGTGGATGGGTCGAGACTCCAGAGTCATTCAGTAATTTCATCCCTCCCACGCAAAAGGACTTGCATTCATCCTGAGCGTGGAATAGGATGGCATTGTCAGATTTGGCGATCTGACAATGCCACGGAACGGCAACCATCGAACCCCGAGTCTTTAGCGGGGCTGTGTAATTGATAGGTCGTTCCGTGACTTGTCAGTTGCCCAGCCAAGGGCCAGCCCCGCTAAGTACTTGGGGTTTTTCTTTGGTCGAGACAGTTTTGAGAGTGCGCATCCAGGAAGGACTGGATGAGGTCGGATGCAGAAAGTCGAACCTAGGGCTGGGCAGATCACCCGGAACGCCTAGGCTGTGAACAGACCTGACGAATATGCCCGTGAGGATCGTATGCCTCCAAGCGCCGGATATGAGCTACGGCTCCGGCAAGCTGGAATCAAGCCCAGCCGCACTCTCAAAACTGTTTTTCTGACCCTCAGAGCGGGTTAGCTAATGGCCTTGTCGGGCGCACTCAGAACAGACAACCGAATGAAACGGGCGCGCAGAGGGCCTAGAAGCAAGCCAGAGCCAGGTGAGTTTCTGAACGACAGCTAGAAGACTGATCTTCGTGGGGTGTTTGGGCGTACACGCGGCGTAGTCAACCGCTTAAATCGTCAGCTGTCCAAGTAGGGTTGTTCGGTACCAGGGCTCAAGGAACCTAAGTTGTAGGGGATCAGTCAAGACCTCTGCTTTGGCAGACCTATGGGGAAGAGAAATGACATGTGAGTGCTACCAGATAGGCGGTCGCTTCATTGCAGAAGACCCCGATTGTCCTGCTCACGGGGAGGTCGCTCAGCGAGAAGATCGGGAACGCATGCTGAGAGAGATGGACATTGAGGACAGACTCAAAGATTTGTTGAGTCGAGTTGAGGAGCTTGAGTATCGACTTTCGAGGGTTGACTCATGAACATGCCTCTCCCTCGCTACATCAACCCCGAAGTCTGGCAAGCCTTCTGCGAAATGCGCAAGAAGATGGGCAAATCCCGCCCCTTCACTGAATTCGCAGCCGTTCTGATCCTCAAGAAGCTTGGTGAACTCAAAGACAACGGGTTCGATCCAAATGCCTGCCTTGAACAATCCATAGAACGCGGATGGGCTGGTGTGTTCCAGGCGCCATCAAAAGCCATTGTTGCTCAGTCCCTCATCAAAAACGATTGGCTCCAAGAGCAAGCCGCCTACGATGCCCAGCTCTCCGAACCTGACCAGCGCGCCCGCTCCAATGAAGCTCGCGCCAAGGCCATGGATGTAGTCAAGCAGTTCAAGCCGAGGAGGGTTGCGTGAAAGAGCCAAACGAAGCGTTAAAAGAGTTCACGGATGAGCAACTTGTTGATGAGCTGCTTGCTCGTGGTGCAGACAGCTTGGTCCAAGCAGAGTTCTGCATTGAGCCCACACGGATCGGCGACTTCGATACCCACGAATTGCAGAATGAGCTTGCTGATCGGAATGCCCTTGACCCTGATGCTCAGGAGTTACTGGGTGATCGCGTAGTAGAGGAATGGCTTCGCTCCTCAAATCCGCCTCAGGTGGTACGCGATGCGTTCTGGAAGCACATCGGGAGAATCCTATGAGTCAATCGGATTGGGTCGGCGGGCTCCCGCCTACTGCGCCATTCAAGGACATCCGGAATCAAAGAAGCGCAACGGCTGAGCGCAAAGCTTATCTGCTGCGTGAGTTGGGCGACCTCATCAACAAAGTTCCTCCGCTCATCATGTCTTCTGGCATTGAGCGCACGAGGGAATGGCGAACGGCGCGAGAGGCTGCGGCAAAGATCGCTGGAAACTCTCGGAGTTCGGTGAATGATCTGACGCGAGCCATCACGAACATGAAGAGGTTTTCATGATTGCTGCTCTTTATGTCGAAACAGATGGCGCTTACTTCAGCCTGCCCGATGTCGATCCCTGGGATGAGCCGCGCGACGCCCGCAAGTACAACGGCCCGTGGCCTGTGGTTGCTCATCCGCCGTGCCAGCGCTGGGGGCGATTCTGGCACGGCAGCACGCGCAAGCCGCATCAATTCCAGCTTGGCGCTGATGATGGTTGCTTCTTTGACGCACTGCGCAAGATTGACCGCTTCGGTGGCGTGATCGAGCACCCGGCCGACTCAAAGGCCTGGGATCACTTTGGCATCACCAAGCCGCCCAGGGCTGGCGGATGGGTTCAGGTTGTCGGCGGCCCACTGTTCTCGCAGGCCTGGACATGCTGCGTCTACCAAGGTCATTACGGCCACCTCGCTGGAAAGCCGACATGGTTGCTGGCCGCCAGGATGCCGAAGCCGCAGGAGCTTCGCTGGGGTAAGACCGAGCAGCGCATTCATCCGCGCGCCCTGGAGCTTCACGGCTACGAGAAGGCCCGCCGCATCGGAATGATGGCGATGGTTGGAGGCAAGGACAAAACCCGCATCCGCAATGCCACGCCGCCCGAGTTCCGCCAAGTCCTGATCGATATAGCCAGGACCGCAAGACCCGGGAGGCCGTTTTGACCTTCCCCCTCAACCTCACCACAGAAGAGCGCCAATGACCGTCTTTCAAGCGCTTTTGTCCAGCCCGCGCCCGCTAACAGCGATGCGAATCTCTCGTGAGCTTGGGATGGCTATCGAAACTGTCTACGGACAACTCGTCAGCCTTGAAGCCAGAGGACTGGCCCAGCCCATCAACCTCTATGGCCGATTCCCCGGCTGGATTGTCTTGGGGGCAAGATGAGCCATGGAGGAGAAGGATCACGCCTAGCAGCCTGCGAAATGATCGCGGCTCTCGTGAAGGCAGACAGAACCATTCCAGAGCTTGCAGAGATGACCGGTTGTCATTGGGAAACCTGCGCGAACTGGATCAGGGCATTCCAGATGTCAGGATTGATCTATCGGAACGGAAAGCGCCCAGCGCGTGGATGGGGTGGGAAAAGAGCCCAGATCTACGCCTGGCAACCATCCCCATTTGCAAAGGAGGACGTATGCGAGGAAAGTACAACGACTGCACAGGAAACTGCTGCCAAGGTGACTACTGCACATGTGCTGAAGATGACGCAGGACGCGACATTGCCCTCTCTGCCAGGTTCTGGCGCTGGTACTGCGGCTGCATGATGGCTGCTGCGATCCTGGCGACTGTGGGGCTGATTGTGTGGGTGCGGACATGAGCAAGATTCTCGAACTAGCAGAACCATTCGGCCAGTTTGAATATGCCGATGCTCAAGGTCACAAGAGAATCGAGTTCGCCAAAACCATCCTTTCCCATGCCGCCTATCTTCTCCGCCAAATGGGAGAGCTGGAGCCGACCCCGGACCTTTCTGTTGGCGCCACCAATATGGTCGCCACCACGCCGAGCGCAGAGCCTGCCAAGATCGAGCTTGACGATTTCCACTGCGGCTACGCACGGATCAAGGACGGTGAATACAAGCTGGCAAGTATGCGCAGCAACGCCGTCATGGCAGATGGTGAATTGCATCCCATCTACGCGATCCCGGACGAGCTGATCGAGAAGATCCACGTCCATGCCACCACCCAGGCCGCAGGCGCTGGGGAGGCGGTGGCATGGCAAGACCCGGAGACGAAAGACACCATCACGGCAGAGCGCAAGGCGGATTGGGAAACCCACTTCGGGATCGGCGGGAAGACAAAGGCGTCGGCATACACATGCCCGCTCTACACCGCACCCCCGCCACCAGCTCAGCAGGCGATGCCTGAGGGCATGGTACTTGTGCCGATCCGTCTCACCAGCGCAATGATGCAAGTCATCGGGGAAGAGGATTGGGAGTGGGGCGACTTGCTTGCGGCAGCAGAAGCCGTCACCGAAGAGGAATATGAGATCGCCATTGACCACGATCCGTCAGCAGCTCAGCAGACAGTTCCTAGCGAGCTTTCTGATGCTCTTGAAAAGCTATCCCATCTCTCCGTTTTCTTGCTCGGATGGAGGGGATCGCAGGGGTGCATCAACAACGAGATGCAGCCGACAGTGGACAAGTGGCGCGAGGGCTTGCGGACCCTCTTTGATTGGTACGACGCCATGCTCGCCGCAGCCCCGCAACTACCGAAGGAGCAGGCTGCTCCAGAGGCTGATTCCAAGACTTGAGCGACGAGTATGGGCTATTCCTTCGGCGGCTTGGCCTTCTCCAGCACTTTGCGCGCCCAGGCGTCGCCGAGCTGCAAGAGCTTCGCCTTGAGAGCCTCGCTCACTCGGAGCGTGTGTTTCTCGGTCAGGCCAGCGCCAGAGCCAGCCGGCCGCCCTCGGGGTCGTTTCGTTGGTTCGTCCATGCGGCCATTTTATGCCCGTCAAAAAAGACTTGCAAACCCGCATTTAATGTCCGACACTAAATGCACTGACAAACGCAACAGGAGAACCAAAATGGCAAAGGCACTCGGCAAGGAAGAAGCGGTCACAACCTGCGACTGCTGCGGCAAGGCGAACCTTCAGTTCACCATCGCCATGGAGCTGGACGACGGCCAGATCGTCTACTACGGCCAGGTCTGCGCCGGCCGCAACACGGGCAAGACCCGCCCGCAGATCAACGGCGAGATCAAGGCGCACGCCGCTGCCCAACTCGCCGCCGCGCAAGCCGAGTTCCGCGCCCACCCGGCGCACATCGCCGAACGCGCGCGCTTCGCTGAGCGTGACGAGTTCGCCCGCCGCACCGGCACCCGCATGGTCGGCAAGATCGCCATGGAATTCGTGCGCGAAGCCACTGACGCCGCGGATGCCGCGCGCGCCGTCATTGCCGCCCGTTTCAACGTCAGCCCCTGGAGCCTGTGATGAGCATCTATGACGGCAAACAGATGGAGGGCCTGCCGCCCGAACAGCAGGCCGCGAAGGCTATCAGCTACTTCCTCGGTCGGGTCAAGGCCGACGACCGGCTCTACCACCTGGTCGGTCTGGGCAGCCAAGCGTTCGACCTGCTGACCGAGGCCCATTGCGCCCTGTCCGGCGAAGACCTCGCCACGGTGCGCAAGTCGCTGGCCGGCGCCTGATTCCCATGGATTGGAACTACACACAAACACCCCAAGGAGACCACCAATGAAAGCAACTGAGCGGCACGACTGTGCTGAAACGATCAACGCGCAGTTGAAGGAGAAGTACAACACGGTGTTGACCCCGGTCATCAGTTGGAGCGCCAGCCCGCGCGAGTTGATCGTGGTTGCCACCAGCAAGGCCGATTCCGCCAGGCGCGGCAAGCCACATACGGTGTTCGCATCCTTCTGCCCGTTCTGCGGTGTGAAGTTGGAGGGCGTGTGATGAAAGCAACTGAGCAGATGGCGCAGGCGCTGATTGTCATTGCGATCTTTATCGGCGGATGGCTATTCAACTGCTATATGGCTGGCCGCTGGCTGACCTGGAAGGAATGGGGTGAATTCAATGGTGACTAATTCAGACTCACAACTGGCGCAGGCGCTAAAAGCTTGGCTGGTCAAGTATGACCCTGAAGAGTTTGGCTGCGCGTGTATGCCGGAAGCACCATGCAGCACCTGCCGCTGGCGCGACCGAATCGCACCTCTTCAGAAAGCCCTCGCCGCCTGGGAAGCAGAGAAGGCGGGCGGTTACGAAATCGTCTGGCCCAAGGCGCGCGATGTCGGTCGACTTGAAGACATGAGCCCTGACGGTCATCTCCGCGTCGGCCTCGATGGAGACGGCGACGTTTACCTGTCCATCTACAACGGCGGCGACGAGCCCGCCTGCGCGAATGTGGAGTTCTGCGTACCCGGTTCCGGCGGCGGCAAGTCGAGCCGCACGCGCCTGGCTTTGATCGAGCTCATGCTCGCAATGGAAGCCGACAACGCCGAAGACCCAAGCCGTGATTGGTGGGCGCTGCGCAATCCCGAGGGCGCCGCCTCTCGCGCTGTTGGAGGGGAGCGGGCACCATGATTGAACTTCGACCCGTGACGCGAGACGCGGCCTTTGAGTTCATCGCTCGACTGCATCGCCATCACGGTGTTCCTGTCGGGCATTTATGGTCACAGGCTGTCCATTGTGATGATGGTGAACTACGCGGCGTTGCCGTTTCCGGCCGTCCGGTCGCTCGTGCCCTCGATGACGGTCTGACTGTCGAGGTCACGCGCCTCTGCACCGATGGCACTCCGAACGCTTGCAGCATGCTCTACGCGGCAGCTCGGCGAGCGGCTCAATCGAAGGGCTACCGGCGCGGCCTGACCTACATCCTTGCCAGCGAAGACGGGAGCAGTGTCCGCGCCGCTGGCTATCGACTGCTTTGGACGGTCAAGGGCAGAAGCTGGGACACGCCCAGCCGGCCACGCACCGACAAGCATCCGACCGAAGACAAGCAAGCATGGGGCTGGGGAGCCTGGCCCTCCGAAGAAATCGCCACCAAGGAGCAAGCATGAAGACCGACCGCGAACTGGCCGCACTTCTGAAACTGGCGATGGCACGCTATCCGGAGGCGCCGGAAGATTTGGCGCTGATGTATTTTCGATCAGACCGCCGAGCAGCAGGAGATGGGGCGCTCAGTGGTGGCTCCAAATTTGAACGCAAGAGCCGATACGCTGGCATCCGCAACACCAAGCAACGCGGGCTGTTCGATGACCAGCGCATCTACTACACCTCGTTCATCTACAAGGACTACATCGAGCGCGACAAGGCCGCGCAGCGCTGGGTTGGTCCCGGTGCCGCCATGGCCACATTCACGCAACGACGGATCAACATCGAACTTGCGAACACAATCGCCTTTGATCCATGGGACTTCGACGATCAGGCAGGGCGTGGGCATGTTGCCGGAATGCTACGCGCCATGCGCCATCAACTTCGCCGCGCGGTCGATTCGGAACTCAAGAAGCAAAGGGGCCAACATGACTAACGACCGCGAACTGCTGGAGCTGGCGGCGAAGGCTGCTGGAATTGAACTCAGGTGGCATGAGCGAGAGACCGACGCTGAAGGTGTTCCGCACTTCGACAGCATCGAATGGTGCTACATCCCAGTCGCCAAGGCCCCACACAACCGGCGAGCTTCTGACGAACATGCTGGCGAGGTCTGGGACCCGCTCAACGATGACGGCGATGCGCTTCGGCTGGCGGTGAAGCTGAGAATCTGCTTCACTTATGTTCCAAGCAGATCACTTGTCATGGCTGGCTTTGTAAAAAAGGCAGAATATCCGGAGCCATGCACCATGCTTCAAAAGTTCTATGAGAGCGAAAACAGTGAGGGGTGCCGACGCGCTATCGTCTGCGCTGCCGCTTCCATTGGTGAGGGAATGAAGTGAGCGATATCTGGACGCGTCGCCACGAGCTGGAAAATCTTCGAATGCTGAAGCAGAGGGAACTCATGGATGCATGGATGAGAGAGTCCTACTATCCAGAGCGCTCAAAGATAATTTCTGACTGCGCAAAGATTGGCCACAAACGAGGCAAGTTTCATAGCAATGGTGTTGGCTGGACTTGGTTCTATTGCAATCACTGCGGCGGCCGGATGGAAATTACCGGTCCAGATGGCGGAAAAAGCTTTGCGGACGACGGCGCATGACCTTCATAGCAACCTTCCGCCCCAAGCGCTGCAACTCCCGTAAGGGTGGGTGCTCCGCGATGTTCACGCCAACTCGATCCTTTCAAGACTGGTGTTCTCCTGAATGCGCAGTCAAGATCGCCAAGTTCAAGCTGGACAAGAAGCTTGCCAAGGAAAAGACCCAGGACAAGCACCAGACTCGGGCGCAGCTGGAGGCGCTGAAGACGATCCCAATGCTTAAGAGAGAGGCGCAAACGAGTTTCAACGCTTGGATCCGCGCCAGAAGCAAGGCAGAAGGCCATGTATGCATCAGCTGTGGCTCTGAATTGGATTGGGATGGCCGCAGAGGGGGCATGGTGGATGCAGGTCACCTACGCAGTGTAGGGGCCGCAGATCATCTAAGGTATAACCCTGATAACTGCTGGGCACAGTGCAAGCACTGCAACCGCGACCTTTCTGGGAATGTCATCGCCTATCGCATGGGCCTCGTTCAACGAATTGGCCTCGCTCGCGTCGAAACCCTAGAGAACAACAACGAGGTTCACAAGTGGACTCGGGATGAACTCAGGTGTATTCGAGAAATTTATAGAAGCAAAATCAAGGAATTTGCATGAACATCAAACCTCTCTCTGACCTCATCATCATTCGCCCCGATCCTTCCGAGGAAATCAGCGCTGGCGGTATTGTCTTGGCACCCAGCGCTCAGGAAGAGGCAAAGCATGGCACCGTTCTGGCAATTGGCCCCGGCAAGCTGCATGAGAATGGCTATCTGGAGCCGATGGACCTAAAGCCAGGTGATCGGGTGGCCTTTTCCATGTATGCAAAAGAGACTTTCAAGCATAATGGCGAAACCCTCCTCACCTGTCACCAGACGGATATCATTGGAGTCATCGAATGACACTAGAGGCTGACATCTTTGCCGCCATCCATGCCGATCCTCGCCCCATCACGGTAGAGCGAGCGCAGGAGATTGGTGTGAGCTTCCTTCAAGACGACTTCCCCAAGCGCAAACAATGGATTGACTGGTGCTCAGCCAACGGAGCCCAGCTCGTCAAGATGTTGAATGAGGAGCAAACATGATTGACGCACTCGCGGCCCTCTTCGCTGTCTACATTCTTCTCCCCGTCATGCTCATTGCTGGCATGGTAAAGCTCCTCAAGTGGCTGGACTGACCATGAGCTACTTCAACTTCCCAACATGGGCCATCACTGTTCTTGCGGACAAGCTGACTGAAACAGCTAAGGTGGCCCCTATGCCTCAGCCATCTCTAGACGAGATTGATGCAATGCGGCAGCTAGAGCAAAAGCCTGAGCGGAAGAAGCCTGGACCCAAGCCAAAAATCAAAGAAGGAGGAAAATAACATGCCATGTCTATGCACTGGTTATCCAGAGCCTGAGCCAGATCTCCACAATGGCGCCTTGGCCGAGATGCTTTGCGCCACCATGCAATATCATGAGAAGCGTGGTGAAATGGGGTGCTTCACTGCTGAGCAATTGTCTTGGTGGGAAGAGCACAAGCGCCGAGACAAGAAACGAGTCCAAGAGGACATGCGACGCGCAAAGACCGCTGCCGCGAAGAAAGAAGCACTTTCTAAGCTCACGCCGTATGAGCGCGAATTGCTTGGATTGAAGGAATAACTTCCATGCCTCTCAAGAAGTCCACCTCTGAGAAAGCCTTCAAGAGCAATGTCCGCGAGGAAGTGAAGGCAGGCAAGCCGATCAAGCAGGCTGTCGCCATTGCGTATGCTGAGAAGCGAGCTGCTGGAAAGAAGAAGGAAAAGTAATGCCGGGTGGTCGGCCTACCAAGTACAAACCCGAATATTGCACTCAGGCTCAGAAGCTTTGTGCATTGGGGGCTACTGACGCCCAACTCGCAGATTTCTTTCAGGTGTCTGTCTCTACAGTCGCGCTGTGGAAGGTGGAGCACCAAGAGTTTTCGGATGCCCTAAGGGTTTCCAAGGATGAGGCGGATGACAAGGTAGAGCGAAGCCTTTACCAGCGTGCTATGGGATACGAGCATGATGAAGTTGATATCAGAGTGCTCAACGGCGAGATTGTGCAGACACAGATTCGCAAGTTCTACCCTCCCGATACGACCGCTGGCATCTTCTGGCTCAAGAACCGTCGCCCTGAGCGTTGGCGTGAACTGAAAGCTCTTGAGCTTGGTAACAAGGATGGTGAGCCGTTCAAGGTTGGCATCATGAACGAAGACGGGGGCCTGCTCTAATGTGGCGGATGGTCGCTGGCGGTCCTGCATGGCTTCTTTTGGAGGCTCAAAGGCAATGGGAGCAGCAACAAAACACTACCGATAGTGTTGAGGCTCAGGAAAAGCGGGTTTTGACTGAACCTGCCACTACATCTAGTGTCATTCAGCCTAACGACCAAGCAACTTGAGGCCCAGCGCCTCATCAGCGGCAAGCAGACCCATACGCTGCTTGTGGGGGGCTCTCGCTCCGGGAAGACATTCTTAGCCGTCCGGGCTATCTGTGTCAGGGCCATCTCTGCCCCCGGAAGCCGTCACGCCATCCTCCGCTTTCGCTTCAATGCCGCCAAGCAGTCCATTGCCATGGACACGCTACCTAAGGTCATGAAGATCTGTTTCCCTGGTGTTATAGCCAAGTGGAACGATCAGATGGGGTACTTTGAGCTTCCGAACGGCTCGCAGATCTGGATCGGCGGCCTGGACGACAAAGAGCGGACTGAGAAGATCCTCGGTCTGGAGTTCTGTACCATCTACCTCAACGAATGCAGCCAGATTCCATGGGCATCGGTTGAGCTTGTTCGTACTCGCCTGGCTCAAGTTGTGAGCGTCAAGGTTGATGGACAAGAGGCTAGGCCAATTCGCCTTTTGATGCTGTATGACGCCAATCCGCCCAACAAGGGCCATTGGACGTACATATACTTCATCCAGAAGCGGGACCCGAACACCAAGCAGCTGCTACCCCATCCGGACGATCTGGAATGGATCAGGCTTAACCCTGACGACAACGCCGCCAATCTTCCTCCGGACTACATTGAGAAAACCCTAGGCGGCATGTCTGCCAAACAGCAGAAGCGGTTCCGCTACGGGGAGTTCGCTGATGCCAACCCTAATGCACTCTTCGCAGATGAAACAATCGACAAGTGGAGACATCTGGGCGATATTGGCCTTCCAGACATGGTACGAATCGTGGTTGCGGTTGACCCATCTGGTTCTGGAGATGCAGACAACGCAGACAATGACGCCATCGGTATTGTGGTCGCCGGACTCGGTACGGATGGAAACGGGTATGTCATTGAGGACTGCACCGTCAAGGCGGGGCCGGCGACATGGGGAAACATTGCCACTACGGCCTATGAGCGCCATGCAGCGGATATTGTCGTAGGAGAGGGTAATTACGGCGGGGCAATGGTTCAGCAGGTTATTCAAACCGCTAGGCCGCGCACCCCATACAAAATGGTTACCGCCAGCCGAGGGAAAGTGGTCCGTGCAGAACCTTTCTCTGCTCTATATGAATCGGGTAAGATTCGGCATATTGGCTATTTCCCCGAGCTTGAGGACGAATTGACCGCATTCAGCACCATTGGTTATACCGGTGCGCACTCGCCAAATCGGGCCGATGCGCTCATTTGGGCTTTGGCTGAGCTATTCCCTGCCATCGTCAATCCCCGCAAGAAGCCGCAACAAACCAAGGCTCCTGAGAATCTCGGAGCGGGAAGCTGGATGAGCTGATGAACGAAGACCAAGCAGTCAAAGACGCTAACGCCGAGGAAGATAAGGACATCATCCAGGCTGCGGTTAACTTCCTCCATCGCTCCCAAGAGGCATCTGCTGAGAATCGCCGGATGTACCTCAATGCCCGCAAGTTCCGAGCTGGGCAGCAATGGCCTCCTGAGATCCAGCAGTCTCGATTGCTTGAGCAGCGCCCGTGCCTGACGATCAACAAACTAGACGCCTACTGTCTACAGGTCTGCAACAACGAGCGCCAGCAACGTCCACGCATCAAGGTTGATCCCACGGGCAATGCGGCTACGAAGAAGAAGGCTGACGTTATCAAGGGCCTGATTCGCCACATCGAATCCACCCGCAACGGTGCTCAGGTCGCCTACACCACTGGCTTTGACTCGACTATCACTGGTGGTTGGGGATACTGGCGCATTCTGGCTGACTACCTTGATGACAACAGCTTTGACCAAGAGCTGTACCTTGCGCCGATTGAGAACACGCTCAGCTGCTATGACGATCCGAACGATACTTCGCTAGATGGGTCCGGTCAGGAAGAGTTTCTCATTGCCGACGATATCCCCAAGGCTGAGTTTGCCAAGCTCTATCCAGATGCCAACACAGGCCAGAACTTCACTGCTCAAGGAACTGGTGATGGCACTGCGGATTGGATCACCAAGGACAACATTCGGGTTGCTGAATACTTCCGCATCAAGCGTACAGAAGACACCCTCTATCAACTCTCCGATGGTTCAAGCGCATGGGGGGGTGAGATTGGCAAGGTAGAAGACTTGCAGTTCCTTGCAAAACGCAAGGTAATGCGCCGCAAAGTCCAATGGTTCAAGGTTACTGCCTCTGATGTGCTGGAGCGCCGAGATCTGAAGGGCAAGTACATCCCAATCGTCAAGATGACTGGTAAGGTTGAGATCATCGACGGCAAGCGCCTGCTCTCTGGGCTTGTCAAGAACGCCATGGACCCGCAGCGTGCGTTCAATTTCTGGCGCACGGCCATGACGGAGACGGTGGCCCTGGCACCAAAAGCCAAATGGCTCATTGCTGAAGGACAAGACGAGGGTCATGAAGGAGAATGGGCTCAAGCCAATACATCGGCAAAGGCTACTCTTCGATACAAGCCTACTGATGTGGCTGGGAATCCTGCTCCTCCTCCTCAACGCTTGCAGCCAGAGCCGCCTCCAGAAGGGGCAATGGTCATGGCGAACTCCGTTGGAGATGACCTGACCTCCGTGCTGGGCATTGTTGATCCCGCAATGCGGATTGGTGGGAATGTCTCAGGCAAGGCTCTGCAAAGCGAGCGCCTCCAGAGCGACAACAGCACGTTCCACTACTATGACAACGAGACTATCTCGATTGCTCAGACGGGACGGATTCTGCTGGACCTGATCCCCTACTACTATTCTGGTCCTCGCACTGTAAGGATCATTGGGGATGACGGGCAATCCACTCTTCAGGCCATCAACGACATTGATGAGCATGACATCACGGTTGGTGCTTACGATGTAGTGATGGACACGGGGCCTGGCTATAGCACCAAGCGCCAAGAAGCCGTCGATTCCATGATGCCTCTGATGCAGAGCAACGAAGATTTGTTCAAGGTCACAGGTGATCTGCTATTCCGCAACATGGACTTCCCTGGTGCAGAGGTGATTGCTGATCGTCTGGCTGCTGCGAATCCGCTGGCTCAGATTGACGATCAATCCGAGATCCCGCCTCAGGTGCAGATGCAACTCCAGCAGACTCAAGCCACCATCAAGCAGCTTCAAGAGGCGCTACAGAGTGCCGAGATGGAGAAGAAGTATCGTCTTGATGTTGAGAGCGTCAGACAGGATGGTGAGAACCGCCGTGCACTCATGGAGTCTCAGACCAAGATCCATAACAACGACAACGACAACGCGGCTTGGATGCATGACGTTGCCGTCAAGTCGCAGACTTCCCTAAGCGTGGCTGAAATCAATGCTGTTCGCGACCTGCTGAAGACTCGCACCACGAACCAGCACGAGGTTGAGCAAATGGAGCGTGCCTCCAATCGCGAAGATATGCAGCTCAAGCAAAAGCAAGACGCTGATCTGCAATGACCGTACCGGACGGATTCCGGGTAAATCCATGGAGAAACCATGTCTGCTGAAGTAGTCACAAGCGAGAACCTGGCTGAATTCAACGCCGCCCGCATTCCTGAGCTTCGATCCATGCCCT